CTCTGCAACACAGACAGCACAGTCTGTGAACGAAGACTCCAGCACCAGCAGTGCTGCTGCCGAACAGGCCATAATAAAAAGAATCATGACTGCACACGTGGATCTGCTCAGGCAGTTTGGTCCTGAAAAGGTCATGCAGGCTGCTGAACAAGTTGCTTACGGTGTGGGCGATTTGGCAGAAATTGGCACCAGCGACGTGTCGGGGTGGGTTCAACAGGTTCGGCAACTGTTGGGTGCACCATGAGAGCATGTGAATTTGTCTTGCCAACACAGTCAATGCCATTGACCCTGGAAGAAGATCTGCGCAAGTGGTTTAAAGAAAAATGGGTGCGTTTTGGTCCGGATGGTCGAATTCGTGGCAACTGTGCCAGAGGCAGTGACACCGAAGGCAAACCCAAGTGCTTGCCGCAAAGCAAGGCACATGCCTTGGGCAAGAAGGGTCGTGCCAGTGCAGCGGCCAAAAAGCGCAGAGAAGATCCCAATCCAGAACGTCGCGGTCCAGCACACAATGTGGCCACTCGTGTTCGCGAATCTGCTCAACTGTGTCCCGAGTGCGGTGGACCCATGTTTAGCGAACTCGTGATCACGGAAAAACAAGATGCCTGCTACTACAAAGTCAAGAGTCGTTACAAAGTATGGCCCAGTGCTTATGCGTCAGGAGCCTTGGTACAGTGTCGTAAAAAGGGCGCGGCCAACTGGGGCAACAAGAAAAAATGAGAGCCTTGGAGTTTGTGACCAGCACTAAGAATGTGCATCCAACTGGCAAAAGACCCGATTACATTATTGGGCCTGAAGTCGAGCACACAGCAGCCTATGGCAAGAAAACTTTGATCATCAATCGATTCCAAGACATCGACACGATCCAGGCCATGGCCGATCAATTCAAATGCCGTCACATTTACCTAGAAGTGACTTATGCTCTTAATCACAGCCGCAATCAAGCGCAAGTATTAAAAAGATACAGACAACTAGCTGAGCATTTTTTAAAACAAGGATACACAGTCACAATAGATATTCCCAATGAATTAGCCAGTCGGTATGCCGACTTGACCAAAGATAAAAACTTTGTAATGAATGTGGCCATACAAATTCCTGACATGCACAAGCTGGGTGATAGTGTGAGTATGAAGTTTGTTGGCGGTGCAGACTGGAACAAGTCTGGCGGTGTTTATGTAGCTGACTTTGATGAAATCAGAACCAAAAAAAACTTTACGCCATGGAAACAATACGATAAAGATGTAAAGGTGCTAGTCAAATGAAAATCAGTGATTTTGAGATCAGCAACCACGACAAACTTGACCGTATTCTGGTCAAGTTGTGTTCTTTGATTGTTCAGGGTCAACGCCAACGTCAAGACCTGGGCATGGTGGCCGCTGCGGTACTGGATCCTGACAACCGTTGTGTAATGGGTGTCAACTATCCTGCCGGGGATGGACGACGTGTTCACGGTGAACGTGCGGCCATTGACAGTTATCATGATCAATATGGTGCTATTCCGCCCGGTAGCATTATCATCACCACTTGCAGTCCGTGCACCGAAAACATGGACGAACGTGCTGGCATCAACTGCAGTGATCTAGTTGATGAAGTGGGTGTACACAAGGTCTATGCTGGTTATCAAGATCCCACACAGGAATTCGGACCAAAACGCTATCATTTGCAAATCACACGCAATCCCAAAATACAAAAACTGTGCAAGGCCTTTGCCGACACATTTTTACGAGATGAACTCAATGAACTTGAGTTTCTGGGCAGCCCTTGTACCAAAGACTGTTCAGGTCATAGAGCTGGTTATCGTTGGAGTCAAAGCAAGGGCGGGCGTGTGGCACAAAGCCCTTGGAGCCCCAGCTTCAACACGGGCAGTCAACTCTACGTGGACGGCAAATAATGGAACCCAACACACCTGTTCCTGGCAATGACTATCCGGTATATCCGCCCGATGACGGTTACGATCGCCACCGCAATCCCTACAGTCCGGTCTGAAGATTAATAACAATATCTCGGTCAGTTAAGTATTTCATGAAACAACAAATGTTAGTGCCTGTGCCAATATCCGGCACCAGTGATCAACTACCTGTGTTTCCGGGATACGAATGGATACACAAAATTTCTACATCATCGGTGTATTTTGCATTGTTTCAAAGATGGCCCAACCATGATCTTCCAGCAGGGTATGATTACTACATTGTTAGTTTTCACCTGGAAGCAGTTGATATAGATTGGTTAAAAAAGCAACAGGTCACAGGGCCAATCATTGTGCTGTCAGATGGGCACAGTTACAATTTTCAATTGCCCAGAGTTTATTTTTTACCATTTTACTACTGGCATTATCAACTGCAACAAATGCAACAGTGGTTTGGTATCAAAGAAAAAACAGCTTGTACATACAAATTCAGTGCCGTTTGCAATCGTATTAGCCAAAGCAAGGTATGGGTAACAACCAAGTTATTAGAAACTGCAAGAAAATCATCGTTAATTGTGTTGAATTCTTGGCTTGAAGAAAAAAATGTACACCATTGGCAATTGACTGGCAACCCGACACTGGATCAACTGACACAACTGTTTCAGGACAAATATTTTGGCCAAGAAATCAAAATTGACAGCTTTGATAATGCCACACAAAATTTTCAAAACATAACAGGTAATCCCTGGCAGCCATTGTATCAAGATTGTGCTATTCATTTCACCAATGAAAGTTTTCACTACAGTAAAATGCTTGCTGATGATCAAGAATACATTTGGCCTGGACCATTTATTACAGAAAAAACTTTAAAATGTTTGTTGGGCGCAACTGCATTTGTGCCAGTTGGACAATTTGAAACTTATAAAACATTATGTGAGTTGGGATTAAACTTTGATTACGAGTTTGATACTTCCTGGGATCTTGATCCCGGAAACATATCCAGGGCACAAAAAATTATAGAACTTGTTGATCATTTGAATCAATTTGAGGTTGCACAACTAGAACGCATGACCCTAGGCAGTAATTTACACAATCAAAATTACATTGTGAGTGGGAAATTTTATACACAGTGCCAACAACAAAATGATAAAACAGTTGAAGAAATTTTCAAACTAATGTGTTGACTCTATAATTTTTTATGTTACAATTGCTGCTATTAAGGAGATTTCAATGACTACCAAAACATTCAACGGCGAACAAAAAATCAAACTTACCCAAATCATCAACGAAGGCATGGCTGTCATGCACGAGATCGATACCTTGCAGGGCGGACTCACTGACACCATCCGGGCCGTGGCCGAGGAACTAGAGGTCAAACCCAGCATCCTAAAAAAAGCCATTCGCCTGGCACACAAGGCCGAATTTGGCAGAGAAAAACAAGACCACGAGACCCTGGAAACTATTCTCGAGACCGTGGGCAAGACCCTATAAATATTGCTTTTAATCGCAATCGAGTCGTTCACGTTACGAACATGAATCACGGCCCACCAGCCATAAATGGAGAACAATGAGTTATATCGACGCCCTTTTTGATCGCGAACGCGACCGCATACATGTGGTAGAGCGTGTGGCCGGGGAACGAGTGTATCGTGAATATCCGGCCGAATACCGTTTCTACTACGACGATCCCCGGGGACGGTTTCGCAGCATCTACGGCACACCTGTATCCAGGTTCTCTACTCGCAACAATCGAGAATTCCGCAAAGAAGTCAAGATACAGAGTGGCCGCCAGCTGTATGAAAGTGACATCAATCCCATATTCCGATGTCTGGAGGAAAACTACAAAGGTCAAGATGCGCCTGAACTCAATGTGGCATTTTTTGACATTGAGGTAGCATTTGATCCCGAGCGTGGCTTCTCGCCTGTGGAGGATCCTTTCAATCCCATCACGGCCATAAGTGTGTACTTGACCTGGATAGATCAGCTGGTCACCCTGGTGGTGCCACCCAATCACATGAGCCGGGCCACTGCAGAGGAAATTGCCGGCGAGTTTTCAAACACTGTGTTGTTTGAGCGAGAAGAACACATGCTGAACGCATTTCTTGATCTCATACAGGATGCTGACGCATTGTCGGGCTGGAACTCCGAAGGCTATGACATACCCTATACTGTGAACCGTGTGACTCGAGTGCTGAGCCGCGACGACAGCCGACGCTTTTGTCTCTGGGATCAGTATCCCAAAAAGCGCATGTTCGAACGCTTTGGTGCCGAAAACGAAACCTATGACCTGGTGGGCCGAGTGCACATGGACTATATGCAACTGTATCGCAAGTACACCTATGAAGAGCGACACAGCTACAGTCTGGATGCCATTGGCGAATACGAACTCAACGAACGCAAAACAGCGTTTGAAGGCACTCTGGATCAACTGTACAATCAAAACTTCCGCACATTTATTGAATACAATCGTCAAGACACTGCGCTGTTGGCCAAGCTGGATCAAAAGCTGAGATTCCTGGACCTAGCCAATGAACTGGCACATGCCAACACGGTGTTGTTGCAGACCACCATGGGTGCTGTGGCCGTGACCGAACAGGCCATCATCAACGAAGCACATGAGCGTGGCATGGTGGTGCCCAATCGCAAACAACGACTCACCGACGATGACACACAGGCTGCTGGTGCTTATGTGGCTGTGCCCAAAAAAGGCATACACGAGTGGGTGGGCAGTGTGGACATCAACAGCTTGTATCCCTCGGCCATTCGTGCACTCAACATGGGACCCGAAACCATTGTGGGCCAACTGCGACCCATCATGACTGATCGCTACATTGCGGATCGCATGAGATCAGGAGCCAGCTTTGCTGCTGCCTGGGAGGGCCTGTTTGGCAGCTTGGAATATACCGCTGTGATGGAACAACAGCGCGGCACTGAAATCACCATCGACTGGAACTCAGGCGAGGAGTCAGTGCATTCAGCAGCAGAAATCTGGCGCATGATATTCGACTCCAATCGGCCCTGGATGCTCACAGCCAACGGCACCATAGTGACCTATGAAGTCAAGGGAGTGGTTCCAGGCTTGCTGGAACGCTGGTACTCAGAACGCAAAGACCTGCAGGCCCGCAAGAAAGAAGCACGGGACAAAAAAGAAGAAGCATTCTGGGACAAGCGTCAGCTGGTAAAAAAAATTAACTTGAACAGTTTGTATGGTGCCATTTTGAATCCCGGCTGCAGGTTTTTTGATCACAGGATTGGCCAGAGTACCACCCTGACCGGCCGGGCCATTGCCAGACACATGGATGCCTACATCAACGAGTGCATCACGGGCCAATACGATCATCAGGGCACGGCCATCATCTACGGTGACACTGACTCCTGTTACTTCTCGGCCTGGCCTGCGATCA